TTTATGGTGATGGTGATTGGATAGGGATACGTATTGCACCATCTCTGTATTCGTCCCTGCGTCTACGCCCTTGTTGTTGGGCTGCAAACGTTTGTACCGCTTCTGCATAAGAAGCTTCATATAGTTGTAGCATATTTTCAGGACCTTTCAAGTATTTAAATGTCTCAACTAAACATGCGTATAATAATAAATCTGGGGTAAAAGTAGATAAATCAGTACTTGAACCTTCACTAGTAGTAATGGTTTCTGGGTGTTTTACATAAGCCATGGTTAAAGAATAAGCTGCATCTGGCGTTGGCGCCACTACCCAGTTATCTTCGTCCCAATGTGCGTAATATTTTGGTATTCCTCTATCACTAACATTATCATAATCTGGAGCATATTCTGCTAAAAATGATTGATCTACTTGTTTCAAATATACTTGATCAGAAGTAGTAGGATTAGTGATTTGAATAGACCTAATAATTCTCGTGCCGGTAGGCACTGTCACATATCTAATTCCAATAACCGTTTCTGAAGTTGCATAAAACTTATTAGCATCAGCATCTACGGTTCTAAATATTCTAGCTTCAGCATTTAAAATAATGGTATTAAGAATACTGTCAGTTAGTACATTACTATCTACTTCAGTATAATCTCTAATTGCAGTTCTTAGTGTTGTTAATGTAAATGCCATATAATCCTAACTTACTAATGTTACGGGACCCGATGAAATTAAATCGCCCCCACCATTTATACTTCCAGTTGTAGCAGTGTTTGTTGCAACTGTAAAATGATAAAAATTTGTTCTTGTGTCTTCATCTGCTGGCGTAGTTTTAATATTACCGCTAGCATCTTTTCTACCTAAAGTAATAGTGTAGCCTGCAGCACGACCAAGGTTAGCACCGGTAACACCATCAAAACTTAATGGTAAACCATAGCTTCTAACTAAAGTTGTTGTATCAGTTGGCGGATTAGTTCCGGTTCCAGTTGTAGCTGGTCCATAAAATCTTACCGTGTCGCCAGTTGTTCTGTCGTGTCCTGGTTCAAATACATTTATGTCTCCAGATCCAGCAACTCTTGTTTCAAATGGATTTAACTCTAACAATCTTAATGACGGATTTTCTGTTCTTGCTGGACGAGCATTTTTTAAACCTTGTGGATCATTAATTCTAGCGCGTGGTTGTAGTTGTGGGTGTTTTTCTTCAAATTCAGAAAAGTGTACAAATGCACCATTCCATTCTTTAACCATTTCATTGTATGGAAAAGCCATGCCACTTCTATCAGAAATTGCTTTTGCGTTTTTACCTCTTGCAAAATTAGCCATAATAATTAATCGCCGGTGTTATAAAAGTACTAGTTGAAGAACCATCTTCAGTTAAAGCTCTTAATAATTCTTCGTCATATAAAGCCTTAGTTTGTTGTACTAATTGTGGGTTATACTTTTGTGATAAATAATAAGCTAAGCCTGATACCATACATGGTACAAACTGGTAAGGGACGTCTACTTCCTTAGTATAGGCTCCTGCATCTTGGATTCTTTTAACAAAATATATATGGGCATTTTGTGCCGCCGCAGTTGCATCCGGGGTTGGATAAAAAGTTACACTAACATAGTCTGCAAACTTACGTACATAATATTGATTAGGTGTGCCTTTAGATAATTTGTTAGCTAATGCAGAATAAATAGAACGATTAATTTTATTCATAGCAGAATCAGATTGAGTAGTAGTAGTTCTATCTGTTCTAAAAGTTGCTTCTAAAATATCTTCAAATCCGTATAAACCATTAGTAGGTAAAGTTGTAGCACTTGTGCCATCTGCAGTGCTTCTAAAAAATTTATATTCTTCTTGTCCTTCAACTAAATCTATACTGGTATCACCTATTTCCCAATGATGTAAACCTCGGTTAGCCCATTCTTGCAACATTATGTTTAAAGAACGTCTAGCTGAAGTTAAATGATAACCTGTAATTTCTTTAATACCTACACGATCGTAGGCCTCTTGAAATACCTCGTCTAAAACAAAAGTACTTTCAAAATTATTAGTACCGGAAGTTGCCATTTAGACTCCTATCCTGTGAACAATATATTTATACCGTCTGCTACGTCAGTAGCGCTCTCTAGGTATAATCCATCTTTAAATACAATACCATCTTCAGGCATATAATAAGAAACAGATTCAATAGCACCTGAAATTCTTTGCTGAAACTTAACTGTTCCAGTTGTTGATGCATTTCTAAAAATAAAGTCACCTGCAGTATCGCCACCAGTTCCTGTAAAACCTTTTAATCTAGTTCTACCAACGTTAACTGTAAATACAGCAGTTCCAACATTACCTACTTCAACATTACCGGTTACGGCACCACTTGAAGTTATAGACACTATTTTTTGATAAAAATTTACACTAGTGACAGTTGCATTGTTTGGTCCAGTAATTGTTTCACCATTTGCTACTCCATCTGAATCAGTGCCAACAATAGCGAAAGTTATACCGGCGTTATTACCACTACCTTCAATAGTTATTTTTTGTGCTTGTCCTGTTCCAAAAGGAATAGTTGCACTAGCAGATTGTAAAGCGCCATTTAAACTTAATGCTGCACCACTAGAATTTGTTTGATCTTGACAAATTCCATTTGGATCTGCAGCGGTAACTGGCGCAAAATATTTTGATTGTAAGTCTGAACTCATTGTTATCTCCTAAATTAAGAGGGCCCTTAGGCCCTCTAAAATTATTATTTATTATGCTGCGAAAACAAATGCACCAGTAACTTGAGTAGTTTCTGCTGCTAGTTTTGTTGCAATGTGCCATGTACCTTGTTCATAACAAATGAAAACAATTTGTCCACCAGTAGTTAACAAGTTAGTTGTTGCATTAGCTGGGGTAAAAGTCATTTTAGTTTCATTCGCTGCAGAAGTATCAAAAGTTACTTCACTTGAACCTCTTGATTCAATTACTGAACCAGTTGCCCAAACGTCAGAACCTGCTGCATCAAAAATTAATGTAGCTGTTCCACCAGTGGTGTCTTTTGATTGACAGTAAACTACAATTGAACCTCGAGTTGCTGCTGGTAATGTACAAGTTGCAGCTGCTGCACCTGTATAATTTATTACTGAAATAGTATTAGCCGCTAATGTTAAATTAGTTGCTGTTCCTACATCTGCGATTGATAAACCAGTTAGGTCAGGCATGCCTGAACTTTGTCTAGTTGTAATAGCTCCTGTAGCTGTGTTTTTAGTTGCTACTTGAAAGCCTTTTTCTGATCTTACTGGACCATTAAAAGTTGTTGTTGCCATAATTGTTTCTCCGTTTTTCCGTTAACATAGTCCTGAGAGTGTCTACTGCACGAGTCTATATTAACTAAATTAAATATGCAGTGTTTGGATTATACGCTTTTAAATAGCAATATGCAAATAAAAAGGGGGCCGAAGCCCCCTTTAAATTAGATTACTTAATTAAAAATTAAGCAGTTCCTGGTGATCCGAAGATACCTCTATAGTCAGAAAAGCCGAAGCTGTATCTTTCTCTAGCTTTGTATCTCATGTTACCTGTATCGAAATCACCTTCCATAGCAGTTTTTAAAGCTGCTCTTTCAAAGTATTTCATTCCATTAGGAACATCAGTCTTGATAAAGAATGCGTCAGTATCAGTTAGGTAGTTATTCACTACATAACCTTGAGGAATCATCCCCATTGATTTGATTGCATTAGTATCATTATCTGCAGTACCGGTTCTTAGAGAAGACTTCATCAGTCTTTCAGCTGTAAATTGTAGAGCAGAAGGAATAATCATTTTTACTCCTCTTGCAGCAATTTTCAAGCCTCTTTCATCTTTCATGTCAGCAATATCAATTAATGATTGCTCTAAAGATGTCTCGTTAAGGTCGGCAGCCGTGCTAAGTTCGTTTTTAACTGTGCCATTTAAAGTTGGGTGGTCAGTAGCAAAAAGCTCTTTACCATCACCGCCTTTAAAAGCAGAGTTAAAACCGTTGTTTAGTACGTTTGCAGCTTTAACTTGTTTTGTTGTTGCCATAGATCTTGCAAGTGCTTTGGTATAACGTGAACCAAGACTATCATACAAGTTATCCTCAATTGCTTCTTCAGTAATAGAAAAAGCGAGAGCAATTGTCTCATGAGTGTACCTTGAAGTAAAAGTCTCTTGTGCATCGTCATAACCGACAGCAGATCCTTCTTGCTTAACTCCAGCAGTTCCGAAACCAGATAACATTACTTCTTCTTCAAAAGCTCTGTCAGATGATTCCTTATCGAAAATCTCAGAATGTTGATTTTCGTAGTTCTTGTATTCCAGTCCGAATAAAGCATTCAAACCAGGCTCAAGTTCTTTCGCTAATTGTGCGCGTGATATAGCCATAATTTATTCTCCTTATACGCCTGTTGTAGCAGGTGTTCCCACCGCTATTCCAAGACTATCTGCATTAAAATGTGTAGTAAATCTAACTAACAACGGAACACCGGCTGCTGCAAAGTCATTATTGTCCGGATCTTCGATCCAGCCCATAAGTCTCAACATAAGCCCTGCTGTTGTAGCTAGAGTACTGACTCTTAGAGTAGCTGTAGATTGTCCGTTTGCGGACGATCCAGCTGTACCTAAAATCATGTCAGCGTTTAAGAACACACTTGCTCTTGCTCCTGCCTCGTTTGTTAAAGTTGCATCTGATTGTATGACGAATACCTGATTAGGATCGTCAGCAACATATGCTTTAATTGGGTGATCTGAATTAGCACCCGAACCCGGCCATGAATTGGACCAAGTTGGTTTACCGGTAGTAGAACTTACGAATTCGCAGCCCATGAATACACCTAGAGGTGCAACAGTTCCACCGTCAGCTGCGCCGACGATATCGATAAAACCACTTGCTAGTGGTATAACGACTGAACCCTTGAAAATCTCATTAGTGTTTCCATTAGCAATTTCGTACATCGTAAAGTTTCCTGTACCAGTTG